TGAGGCACCCGTCCACTCGTTTGAGCAGATTGAGTTCTGCCAGACTCACCCCGTGTGGACCCCTGAGGGGTGGCTGATGGTTAGGGATCCGAGGATTTGCATCGCCAAGGATCTCACTTCCGTCCTTCCCATGACACAAGGCAGCACTGGCCTGGGGTGGTGCACGGCGATCGGTGAGTGCGGTATGAGCCTCACCGGCGGCGTGCCAATCTTCCAGGACTTTTACCAGAGCCTACTTCGGTTGGGTCGTGGGGCCCACATCGGCCAGCACCCTGCGCTCGAAACAGGATTTCAGCGCCTGGCGGCCGGAATGCACCGCTCCTATCGGGCTGTCCATTGGAAGACACGGTTGTCATTCATGGAGGCCTTCGGGGTTCCCCCCCACGTGCAGCAGGCAGTTGAGGAACTGTATCAGGGAGCAGACGCCACCCTGCTGCTGGAACCCCGGGAAACTGACATTCCCCTATTTTACCCAGCAATCCTGCTATCTTAAATTGAAAATGGTTAAGACCACCAAACAGACGTTTGGCAAGGGCGACGGCCAAGACTATCAGATGTCCACTCCGGGTGAGCGGTTTCTCGCCGCGCGGATCGACCCATTCAGCACCTCAGCTGACGGGGCTCGAACCCTCGACGAGTATTCGTTCCCTACCTCAGTTCGGCGTGTCGAGCAGAGGTGTAATCTTACTACCGACTCCAGTGGCAACGCCGGGGTCGTGTTCCTTCCCAACCTGTCCGACGTGTCTGCGTTTGTTGGTGGCGTTAATCGCCAGGGCGGCGGTACCCTCACCTCCAGCACCTCTGCCTATCTTGAGCAGGCCATCTACGCTTCCACGCTGGACTCGGTTATGCGGTCGCATCGGATCGTGGGTTGGGGCGTTAAGGTTGTGTGGACTCAGAATGTTACGGCTATCCAGGGTGCTTACACCCTTGCCGGCATCCCGTGTCTTGGAAGCGGGAGCTGGCAGCAGGCGCTCGACGAGAGTTCCGCCAGTGATGATCGGGCGGCCGACGT